CCTGTTACATTGGCTGTTGTAGAGTTAGCCGATACTATGTAAACGTTATCGTTAGCTACCCAAGTGCCAAATGAACCATTAACTGTAATGTGAGTAGCGTTAACAGACTCAACAACACCATTAGCATTAGACTCGTCGCCTTGAATAATGTCTCCAGCAGTAAACGCGCCTGTGTTAGAAGCATATTCTAATTCTACTTGATCTTCTTCATCAATTCTTTCTCTTACTTGAAAAGTATGAGTGCTATCGGCAAGGGTTATTGTTAGTTCATTTTGATTACCAAATGATCCAGTTATAGGAGCAATTAATACTGCACTCTCTCCTGTATCAGTTACGTTTAAGTTGACCACGTATCCATTAGCAATAACAGTATTGCCAGAGTCTCTACCCGTAATCCATGGAGAGGTTGTTTCATTTTCTGTATTAGCAATAAAGCTCTGAATGTTTGAGTTGAAAGCCACGCCACTTAAAATGGTAATTTCTTCGAGTGTTTGATCTACTGTTTCAAATCTTATAAATTGGGCATTGTCTATTCTTTTACCAACATAATCATATGCTGATTCTACTGTATTGCTGTATGTCTGAGCTTCATTGACAACGTTAGCTACAACAACATTCTGATCATTAATATCAATAGCAGTAAATCCTGTATTAGTACTAAAACCAAATCCGCCGTTAGCCAAATTAAAGCTAACGAGGCCTGTTGCATCAGCAATAGACGTTACCCTAGCAAGACCTTGTTTTCCTTGAGCTCCTGTGATATTAAAGATGTCACCAACTGCATTGTTACTACCACCTAATGTAATATTAATGTCTGAGAGAGATCCTGTAACAATCGGCATATTGTCTTGGATGCCATCTGATGATTTTGAGAGTACTTCTCCTCTTAAAAAGTTTCCTCTTAGGTTAGATAATCTTAATACGTTTGTTCGTACGTTGTTTAATAGCTTTGTTGATATACTTTCAACGAATGCTTTAGCGCCACTAGTGGCACCTGTTATTTCAATTCCTTCTAGTGACTTTAATATTGCTACGTCTGGTGCGTAACACTCAATGTATCTTGGTCTTCTATAACTTGCATCAGATGGTCTAATCACGTCCTCAGAAGGATAGAACACTGTAGCACTATCATTAAAAACTATTCTAAAAAGTAATTGAATTGCTCGTTGTGATCCTTTTGACTTATAGAAGTCAAAGATATTTTTTATGGTTAATCTATCATCAGATTTGATAAGACCTGGCAGGTCTTTTAAGTATGTTTTTTTAAACTCATCAAGAAACTGAGACGTTGTTTTATCTATATCTCTATATTCAATTTGGTTTCTAGCAACGTCTACTGTATTACCAGATTGTTCCATCCATTCATAATATGCCTCAAGAAACACACGAAACGTTTCCCCTTCTTCAGCATAGAAGGCAGGAAACTGATCTTTTACAAATAAAGAAATCTGATCATCGATTTCTCTCATTACAACCTCTCTTGAACGATCGTAATACTTGGAGTCTTATTATAACTTAAAATGATATTCTTATCAGACTTAATTGTTCTACGTTTAGGTGTAGCACTAATCTTAATTGAGTCGCCAGAAAAAGCACTTACTAAAAACGAGTTTAACGTAACTGCCCCTGTCTCATAATTTACAGAACCCGCTTCTGGTGAAACAATTTGAAGAGTAGCATTTTGTTGTTGGATAACTTGTATTTTTCCTAAACCATCGTCTCTAAGTATGCATCCATTCAATCCACCAAACGTAAACGTGGTAGATGTTATAGGAGAGCTTCCGTCAACAAATCGGTTGTTGAGGGGAATCTCTCTAAGAATCTCATTATTAAATTGTAATACAAACGTCTCCGCAACACCAAGTATTGGAATAATTTTCTTTTCTAATATTACGTCTGTGTCATTATTAAGAATAGAAGGATCGGCCGCATCTATTGCTGCTGATACTTTGGATACTCTTAATGTAGCTGCAAAATCATTTATCTCTGCATCTGCGTGTGCCTGAATTGCATTTTGCACTACTGACTTAATTTCATTATCACTCTTAACGGTGACATTAGGATTATACCTTACTGAGGTAATAATGTCAACGAATAAAAACTCTGGATCAATAACTCTAGGTTCAATAGATAAAGGTGCTCTTAATTTTAAGAAGTTTTCTATATCTCTTTTTCTTGATAAAGGGATGCCCTCTGCGTTCTTGAGATCAACTGATACCAACACTTTACCAAACTGAGGCGGAATAGCTTCTTCCCCGCCGTATACATTTAAAGCCTCAATATCATTAAAATTCTGTAACAAAAGTGTTTTGTAATCATTGACTGTTACAGTTCTGTCTTGTAATGATAAGGACCTAGAAGCATTCTTTTTAATTGAGTCGAGAGTCTCTGCAACACTGCCACCTTGAGCAGAGGATCTAGTAAATATTACTACATTGCTGTACCCTTGTATATTACCAGATAATGCAAAATTGTTTGCGCTGTTTGGTCCATCAGCATCAGATCTTCTATAAATTGCTTCAATAATATTTCCGTTTTCTACTGGTCTTCCTAGAATACCGTCACCAAACTGTACTTCATACTTGCCATTTTCAGCCGGTACTACAAAGTATGTGTTAGTAGTTCCATCAATTCCAATAGTATTAAGGTTTCTCGTCCACTGTGAATTAGATGTGTCAGATGCTGACGCAACGACTTTAACAGTTAAACTATTGACATCTACGTCTGGATTACTTAACACAAATCTTTGATCGGTGTTAGAAGTGGATACTGTAAACAATTCAGTAATAATATTTCCTTCAAATATTTCTACATTGCTTGCAATGTAGTTTCCATTTGCATCAGCTGATATTGTTATAGACTCGTCTGTTGTAAAAATATAAGAGTTTGATTCTACAGATGTGGTGAATTCTGTGTGTTTAGGTATGGTAATTTGTGCTGGTGTGTCATTTGGATAAATTGAAATATCTACAACAGCTTTTGCACTTGCGTATGACGAAGGCAAGTAGTTTAATGTTTTTGCGTGAGAGACAATGCTATCCCTTAATACAGCACTATTAAGAAACGATTCATTTGCTACCATGTTAAGGTAGAAGTTCTGCATGAACGTGTTATAGGAAAGAACGTCCAGCAATACGTTTAAATTGGATCCTGTAAAATCATAATCCTTTAGTGCAGATTGCGTCTGCAAGAAAGTTTGAAGATCTGATTTAATATCTTCAAAATTAATATTAGCTACTGAAAGTGATGTATTTGCCATTATCCTATTCTCTCTATTTGTAAATCTAGCAACGCGGGCTCATCATTATTTATTACCATAAATTTCAACGACACTAGCAGTAGGTTGTTATCATCGTCTGCACTGACATCAATGTCAATTATAGACGCCCTTGGTTCATGATTGTCTATTGTCTCCGTTATGTATTGCTTGATTAACCTAACAGTGGTTGGTGTAAAGTTTTCAAACAACAGCGATCTTATTTTAGAACCAACACTAGGCTGCATTAATCTTTCGCCTCGGTTAGTTAATATTAAATTTCTTACTGACTGCTTCACAGCCGCTACGTCAGTTTTTAGCGACAAGTCTCTCTTCACTGGGTGAACAGCAAGGCTGGTGTTGAAGTCAGAAAAAGTACTCATAAGTTTATTTATTAATCCTTTTAAACTATCTCTATGAATTGTAAAGCTCTAATTTGTGATTCGTAAGAAGGAAATCCTTTAGTAAACTCTTTGACCTCTGCATCAGGAATTTTGGGAGGCGTTGGAGCTGTATCCATACTTGAAAGCACTTTATTATCCCAATACTTCTTCCTTGATTCAGCTGTTATATCAAGGTCTACAGTAATCCTAGTATACAACACAGCGTTCTTTTCAGCAACTAATTGAGCGTCTACTGGTTGTTGCGCATCCTTAGCTGCTTGAATTTGTTCTTTGAGAGCAAACAATTCTTTTCTTAAAGGAGTGAGCTCATTTCGTTGACGTAAATTTTTATCTTTTACAATCTGGTTAAACGTTAGTTTTTGTTCTTTGGTTTGTCCCTTTTCTCTTGTCTTTACAGTAGCAGATGAGTTTAATGGAGCATTGTGTTTTGGTGGAGCTGGTTCTGCTCCTGTTTTCTTTTCAGGCAATGCAGCTGCTACTGCTGCGTCTACAGTTGGCAATGTAGAAGGAACACCTTTTTTAATTATGTTTCCTAAAGCATCTTTTTCAATATTAGGCACCTTCTGACATATATCGTTTAATGCACCCTCAATAGACTGACCGCCACTAAATGGTAATTCAAAACCGCCGACTGCTCCTAGTATACTTTCTGGAGATGACAGATCTGTATTAAGTAAATCAGTAACTTTGCCAGCAAGGTTATTCATTTTATCTGCATCAATTCCTGCTGATGCTAGAATTCCATTTACATCTAATCCTGGAAAATTGTCTTGAATGCTATTAAAAGACTCTAAAAACTTTTTTGGATCATCTGCTGCCGCCATCATTTCATTCATTGTATCTTGTAGGTTAGCTTGAGGAACAGGCAGCTCAGGTGCAATCTCGTCTAACTTGCTTTGCATTGCATCAGTTATAGTTCCTTTGATTTTATCTTTAAGACCTGTCACAGCACTGGCAATGCCTTCATTGGCGTCTGCTATTAGTCCATTGATTTCTCCTTTAACGGAATCTATCTGATCATTTAGAGCTGTTGCTGCTTCTGGTATTCCACATGCCATATATTACTCCTATGTGTTAGGATCGGGCGAGTCAGAAGTATTTTTACTTCCCGCATTAGATCCATCTCCAGTATCCATCGATGTTGTTTGATGTGTATGAGTATGCAATGTAACAGTAGTGTCAGTAATGTTACCAGATACTACGTCTATTGAACCATTATTATAATCAATAGTACCAGTAGAAGCATCAATGTCCTGAGTATTTGCTGTAATTGTTTGAGTTTTAACTACATTAATCAATTGGTTGTTTTCTGTTTCGATCTTCATATCATTAATACTCTTGATCGTCATTTTCTCAGCCGCTGCAATAGCAACGTTATTACCAGCACCAATATCAATGTTCTCTGCAACTAACCACGTTACATTATTTGCACAAGTTCTTTTTGATGAGTCTAAGTTAGTTACTGTCTCTTCTTTATTGATAGTTTCATCATGCTTGCCGCCTATAGATTCTGTAAAGTTGCCGACAGTAATCTCATCTTTATTTTTTGAAACTCTTTCTCTCTTGTTTCCATTTATTTGTGTCGACTTGTCTGATATAATTTCTTTGGCTTCATTACCTTGAACTTTCTTAACATAATCTCCAACAACAGTTAAGAAATAATTGCCTCCTATTTCTTCTACCTTGTCGCCTTTGATTAGTAATCTTGCGTCACCGTCAATCGTAACGTTTACATTACCTCTAATATAAACATCTTTGTCTTTGAGAGTTATCTCATAGTCGGTTCCATTAATTTTAGTTACTCTATTGCCGTCTGGCTGTATTTCTTGGAAGGTTCCAGACGAATGTAGCATATGTATTCTTTCGCCATCTGGTGTATCATCTACTTCAAATAAATGTCCGCCTTCAGTGTACCAAGTGTGATTTAATGGATATGCTGATTGGATATGGTCCTCAGGATAATCATCGTCCTGTCCACCAAATCTTGGATGTGGTTCTTTCCAAGCAGTTGGTTCGTAATACTTGTCATCTTTGTTTGCAAGAACAGATTCTATTTTAGATCCCTTTGCACTTTCTACTACACCAAACTCATCTTTATTCTTTCTTTTTTCAATTAGCAAATCATGCGATTCAGCATCTTCGCCTCTTGCATGTCTATCAACAGAGCTCTCGTATAAAGATGATAAGCCTGGATCATCTTTTGGATAAACTCCATTTGGATCATGAAATCCTTTTCCAGGATTTGGCTCCTCGCTAGGATTACCTGCTAGCGATCCCATAACTAAAGGCTGTTGGTATTCGCCCTCATCTAAAAAGACTCCAAACACCCATGTGCCTTCTACAACACCCGTCGGCGATCTACCTATTCCACTAATTGCTGGCGATGTAATAGGCTGTAATACTAACGCCCAAGGTAATTTTTCTGTTGGCAATAATCCTTTGTCATCTGTATGGACACTATAAATCCTAACCTTGAGTCTTCCAAGGAACATAGGATCGTTCCTGTCCTCAACGACGCCGACAAAATGTCGCATGTTTGTAAAACTTTTTGATCCACTATCCATTATGCCACCACGTTCTTACTAGGGTCATCAATATTTGCCCTATAGCTTTCTTTATTTAATACCATAACCATGTTATATTCTTTTCTATCAATCATATGAAAAACTCTTGTAACTAGATAGTTTCCAGATACTTTTTGTTCTTGTTCTTTTGTTTCTGTATTGGCTGTTGTTTCTAACATATTGAGATCAATTACTTTGCCGACCGTCATGTTTGAATTACCTGGCACAAGCAATCTCATTTGCACTCCGTTCAAAGAGTCCATATAGAATCTACGTCTAGGAATCATTTTACCAAAGTTATTATCAAACATAGGATCGCCAATAGTTTTATTAACCCATTTAGTACTATTATTAATATTGAGATGCCTATCAATCATTGCTTTGCTATCAAACGTCATTGCATCACCGGTCTTATCAAGATGCACAAAATCACCAAAGTTATCTTTTACTAATACGCCAAACGTGTGGACAGTTTGATTAATAAGGTCTATTTCTTTACATTGATTTGCATAAGAACCTGATTTAATCCTTGACATTATGTCCTTGTTTGCGTCAATTGTCAACT